ATGCAATAAAAAGCTTTTTTTTATTTTGTTTTTGCTGTAAAATAAAAAGTAATAATAACAATAATGGAGAAAGCGTTATGACTGATAAAGAGTTAATTGTATCTTTAAGCAAAGACTTTGTTAAGCACACAGCTTTAATTGAGAAACTTAAGAAAGAAAATCTTGAGTTTTATGAGCTTATACAAAAGCTTAAAAGTAAGCTTGTAAAAGCTGAAAGCCAACTAAAAGATTACCAAAGAAACATAGAAAAATATGTGGGTGATTACTATGAGTAGGCTAAGAAGTCGTAAAGCTCGAAGAAGAGCTAGGTTACTTATTCAACTAATAGACGAAACCCAAGAAAGTTTAGCTGTTAAGATTATGAAATATATCATTCTATTTTGTGGGATGATTATGACAGTTGGACTATTATTTTTTGGAATATAAGGAGAAAGCAAAATGACAAGACACGAAATGTTATCAAAAGAATTTCATCAATTAAAAACTGGTGTGATGATTCGTTGCAGACATCACGGCCCGACCGATTACTCAGGCTCGAGAATAAAAGCAACTATTCAAAAAGATGATAGGTTTTTTATTTCTAAAATACATCATTGGGATTATTCACTAAATCATAATGAAAATTATTTAGTGGCCGCACAAGCTGTTCTAAAAAAATGGAATGCGTATAGAAAAGAAGGAATCCCAGAGATGGAAAACGCTGTTATTTATAATTGGGTATATGATTCAAAGAATCATGATTATATTTTTATTTGTTCATAGGAGGGAAAGCAAATGACTAAATCTATTAAGCAACAAGTCTTTGAATTTCTTAATGGCTCATCAACTTATCATCTAGGGTTAACTACCCTAGATGCTTTGAGGATATTTAAAACAACTGAGCTACGAAAAATAGTTTCTGATTTGAACGAGGAACATAATCAAAAATTTGTGCCAGTTATTGAGAAGACAAAAGGCAAGAAACACGCAAGATATTTTTTGAGATCTCATATAGAAAGACAATTAGAGCAGACAATAAACGCTGAGATTTCAGGAAATTATTTAGATGGTGAAGCAGATAAAATCATAGATAAATTTTACCATCTTAAAGACAGAAACTTTTATAAGGAGAAAGCAAGCAATGAGTAATGTAATAAAATTATTAGGTGAAAATCCAACATCAACTGAAGTATTAGAATATTTAAAAGAACCTTCGATCTATGAATTCTTTAGAGTCACGAGGAATAAATTAAATCTGATTCTTCAAACTGAAGAGTTCGATATACTAAAGTTGTCAGAAAATCCTATAAAAATGGATTTGGTTTGTGCAGAAAGTAGATTAAGAAATCTTACAGAAGCATTCGAAACTGTAGCACTACTCAATAATATTGGTAATGATTCTGATGAATAAAGAATATGAAACTATTGGAAAGATTGTGTGGCATAACTTGTGCCACACAGTCAAAGTAAGCAGAGATTATTTGAACTATTCAGAAGGTGGTATGCCTTACGTTGTCGATCATTTTGTTCTCGAAGTTTTTGATTTGAAAGGAAAGAAAGCAAAAAGCAAACTTACAGAAACTGGATATAGATCTTATATGATTGCAAGGAAATCTAAATTTTATGATGGCACTACTCATTGCGATAAAGAAATTAGCGATGAAGAATTTATTAACGAGTTAAAAGAAAAGCTAGGCGATGAACCACAACAACAAGAATTATTTTAAGGAGAAAGTAAATGGAAATAATTAAATGGAAATATATAGTTTGGGTGGGTGGCACACCTGATTTCTATACTCAATATCGAGATGCCCTTCGAGCATATCACGAATGGGAGGATAAAGGATATGATGATATTCAAATTGAAGAAATAGATGAAGCTACAAAACAATTCAGAAAGGAGAAAGTAAATGGAAAAAATTAGAAATAAAAACGGCAGATTCAAATCAAAAGGTGGTGGCGATCAAGAACGAGTTCTCTTGTGTATGTATAAAATATTCAGAGATAAAGGAAAAAAACTAGGATCAACATCAAAAGAGATTCACAAAGTTTACGAAGAATGGTTTGGATCAAAACCAAAATCAACTATTAGTTCAGTTCTAAATGTTCTCGAGTATACAAAAGGATTGATTGTTTCAAGAGAGTATTATTCTAAGACTCATATCTATTCTACTGGTGAGCATAAACATTGCCCTGAAAAAATCAGAGAGTATGCATACAACTGGCATGGCGAACAGATTATTAATCAAAAATTATTAGAAGCAAAGGAAAAAAATAATGCTGATAAAAAGTTACAAAAAACAACTGCTCGAGTTAGCGTACCCAAACAAAGTAGATATGAAAAAAGCATATAGATGGGCCGGTATTCCCTACAGTTCTTATCATAGAAATTTTAAAACAGATCCTGAAGTTGAGATAAGTTTATCTAATGCAGAGAAAATAGCTAAACAAATCAATGTGTTATCTAAACAAATAACTATAGAGAAAATGAAAGAGAATGGTATGTGATGGCAAGTAAAAGTAAAAACAAAGGGAGCTATCACGAAAGATGGTTCCTTAAATTATTCGAATCTCTTGGATTAAAAATAAAGAAGCAACCATTATCAGGTTCATTGGGTGGTGAATACAGAGCAGATCTATTATTAAATTTACAAGATAAAGATCTATTTGTTGAGGTAAAGTATAGAGATAAATCAACATTCCCAAACGTATTTAATCTGCTCGAGGACAGAGATTTAGCTTTATGTAAAAGAAAGATTGGCGATCCTCGATACTGTGTTATAATCAAAGACAAGGTGTTCGAAGATATAATTGCACCATTAATAATAAAAGCTCAACACTATGATGTGTTAATGAATACGAGCGTAATAAAGGAGAAAGCAAATGATTGATCTATCAGATAATATACATTTTTTTGGAACGAAAAGAAAACAAGAACCATTAAGCTTATCATTGCCTGAACTTACTGAAGAAGAAGTAAGTGCCGCTAAAGTTATTTTGCTTGGTTCAGATCCAAAAGAAATCAATGAGATAATGATGAACACACCAAATGTAATCAAAGGGTGTAGCTATGAGAATCATATTCTTAAATGTGACAATCTTGAATCAGCAATGAATCTTTATAAAGAGATGCTTAAGTTTCATATCAAGCTCGATACAATTAAGTATGAAGAGAATCTAAAAAGATGGTGGTGTTGTTTCAATAACCCTCGAGATCATACCAAATACGAAATGGATATTAGACTAGAGCAGATCATTGAAGAGTTATCAGATATGCCATTGGATATTGCAAGAGCAATAACAATTGAGAGTAAGAAAACTTGGTTATATAAACCTACACTATTTCAAATAAACGATATGTATAAAAACGAAAAAGCATATCGAGTTCACTTCTTAACCAGTACCAAAAAGTTCGTTAACAAATATATTGAAGAGGAGAAAGCAAATGTTTCTTGATGATGATAGATGTAAAGTAATGGGAGGTTCCGATGCCGTTAAGATTATGCAAGGTAAATGGAATCAACTGTATCGAGAAAAGAAAAAATTAGTTGAGGTCGAGGATCTATCTAATGTATTCAGAGTTCAGTTAGGTGTATTCACACAAAAATTTAATCTTGATTGGTTCATAAAACAAAATCCACATTGCGAGATCGAAGCAGAAGAAAAAGCTTTTGCAATGCCAGGAGCTGAAAACATGATTAAGATTATCTATCGAGGTCATGTTGATGCAATCATTAAGAATACACAGACCAATGAGAAGTATGTATTCGAAGCAAAGCACACAAGAGGATTCCAAAATCAAGATAAGATGATTCAATACTATATGCCACAGATTCAATTCTACTTAGCATTATGTAGCCATGAAACTGATAAGCTTATATTCTCTGCAATACATGGCAATGATATTCAAACATCAACTATCGAATACAATCATTCTTATGTGATGTTACTACTCGATAAGATGCAAGATTTCTGGGAACATATTGAAAGAGGTATTGAGCCAAAAGACTATGATTCGTTTGATACTAATCAAGATTCAATCAAGATAGATCAAAAAGTAAAGAGAGATCTATGTGCAAACAATCATTTCAAAATGTTATCTGATAAATATATCGAAACAAAAATACAGCATGATACTCATCTCGAAGTAAAAAAAGAATTACTAAATAGTTTGAATGAAGATGATGCAGAAATTTATAATGATGATATACTAATTAAACAATCAAATAAAAGACGAACTATAACAATAAAGGAGAAAGCAAATGGCGCAAGCTAAAGAAAATATTTATTCTGCACTTAACAAAGTAAAATCCTCAATCGGAAAGATTGCAGAAAAAGGTAGCAATCCACAGTTCAAAAATAAATATATGAAGCTCGAAGATATATTGAATGAGATTGAACCATTACTTATTAAAAATGATGTGGTGTGTTTTTCATACTTTGATTATCAGGAGATGAATAGCACACTCATACCAATACTTATCATGGAGTTTAGACACTTATCATCAGATACAATGATTGTAAGTAAAGCACCATGCGTTGATGATACTAAAAGAGGTCAGCAACAAATAGGATCAGGAGTTACATATATGCGTAGGTATATGATGCAATCTATTCTGAATCTCAGACCAGATCCGAAAACAGATGATGATGGGAATAGTAGTAGTGAGCCAACATCACCTGAACAACAAGCTTCACAATCTACTAAGGTTACTCACAATACACAAGACTGGATATAAGGAGATTGACAATGGATAAAGTAGTGTATCAAAACCAAAACAAAGGTAAGTTATTTAAAAACAATAGTGGTGGCTCAGTACAAACTGAGCTTGCCGCAACTGGAAATATCTTTGATGCAAATCAAAACAAATACAAAGTTGCATTGATTAAAGAAGTTTATAATGGCGATCAAAATAATGCTAGACGTTATCTATATCTAAGAGTTGGTGTAGCATTTCCAAACAAATCAGATAAAGAAAATGCACCAATCTATAGCGGTGGTTTTATCTTACCAAAAAACTGGAACGAATCTTACATCGATCCTGATGATAAATCAGAAGTAGATTCCGCTCGAGCAAAACGCAGAGCAGAGGGAGATGAATTAAGAATGGCATACTTTCTCAATGAAGATGGAGTAGGTTTGCAAGTAAGTAATTTTACTCAAGGTACATCTGCCGTTACAAATATTCAGCAAAAGAATAATCCTGAACCTATTGACAATCAAATAGAAGACGACGATATTCCATTCTAGGGTATGCTTTCTCCAAAAACTACCCTTCAACTTGGCTGGCAAGATCTGATGTTCCTTCCTTCAATTCTTGTCAGCCATTTTTTTCTAGGATAAAATTATGTTTACAGAAATGACACACACAGTAATACTTATGCTTACTATTGATCTTGAATCAGCAAGACAATGTGAAGAGCTCTCGAGAAAAGTATATAAAGAGAATAGATGCTTTGAAGCATACAATATTTATTCGACAGTTCCCCCTCGAAAACCAAATAACTTTGATACGATTATAGATCTTTATTTAGAAAGGAAAAAGCTATGGGAAAAGTAAAAAATATATACGAATCTTTTGATGAAGTATTTTTTGATAAAGTATTTTTTCAAAAAGATTTTTGTGATGATGCAGAAAAAATGGTTGATTTCTTTCAACTGTCGAAGAGAGAGTTTCTTGAAAGTTATTCTTATTTAACTGAAGAAGAATATCTTTTGACACTTAATAGGGTAGGTATGGATAGGGTGGACACTCCTATTTAGTTATCAACCTTATCAAGCTTATCAACTACTTGATAGAATTGATAGAGTTGATAGGGTATTTTTAGAAAGTGTGGGTCAATTAATAGTATTTATTAGCCCACAAAAAAACCACGTTTTTTATTAATTTTATCAGGAAGACAAACATAAAAATATGTGTATTCGAACAATTCAATATAGAAAGGAAAAAGCTATGGGAAAAGTAAGTGAAAAATTTATAATAGGTGCATTAGGATTTTCTTTATTTGATAATAAAAAATTCAGAGAAAGAATACGACAAGAAGTAAGGGAAGCTGTTGCTAATATTCTTCTTAACACAAGAGAAGAAAAGAAATGGCGAGATCATTATAATGAAAGAATACTTGAAGAAAGAAACTCAAGAAAGTCTAATGAGATAGATAAAGCTTTTATGAAACATTTTGAAGAAGAAGTTCATAGTAAACTAGGGAAGAAGTGACCACAAATAATGCAACCACAATTCATCAGGTCCATCATAATCATCGAAGTCAAAAGCTAGTTGTCTAGGTGTGCAATTGGAAGTGAGGTCCATCAATAAACGGACGTCTTGATTCTTTTCGTCTTGTATCAATGTAGTCATTCATTAAATCCTCTGCACTATCCGGTGACATGGTTAGAATCTTATGCCATGCCGCACCCCAAACAATATCAATGCCAACTTCTTTTGCCGCCTTACGCATAGCATCAGCTATGTTATCATAATCCACAATATCCCAAGATGGATTACTGCCATCATAAGCCATAAGATCAACAGCGTGTGCATACCCATCTTCTTGTACCAAATGTTTACTTTTCATCGTCTGGGATTTTCCAGAATCATACAATTTCTTCTGAGTTTCCAGGTCTCGAACACCATAGATAACTCCAAAGTCTACGTCTGTATACTCAATCGCTTTCTTAACAACCTCAACAAGTTTTGGATGTACTCCATCCAGTTTATCCAGCGACCTTTGTGATAATTTAAATGCCATGTTTTTTCTCCTAAAGTTTCTAATATCCCAATCCCTATGTATGCGTAGTCTTTCACGATTCTTATCCCAATTACTTCCCATTCTTTCGTA